AAGATCTTCAGGATATTGCAATAAAATTAACTATTCCGGTTTCAAAAACAAAAAAACAAATATATAGTGATATTCAATCAAATATCCTTTTTTAAAATTGATTAAATATTATTATATGTATATAGCATATAATGGATAAAATATTAGAATCGTATCTTAAACATAAAAATACAGATTCGGTTAAATACGAATTTGAGTTACGGTTTAAACATTATTTTCCTGATAAAATCACTAGAAGTGATTATAACAATGTAATTGAATGGTTACTTATGTGTGGATTTAAAATTAAAGAACGTATATCTCTGTTACGTATATCGGTTGGTAAAAATATTCGGTCGGAAATAGATGGTATTGAGAATATTAAAAAATATTGTAATAATCCAACCATAGAAAATATGAAATATGTGGAAAAGCAACAAGTAGTTGACCCATTTACTCATCCTTTATACAATGTACAATTCTCAATAAATTCAGAAACGGCCAAACCAACAGTTGAAACAATTACCGAAAAAAATACATTTCGATTCATGAAACGTTTACAATTATATCATCCGGATCATCCCCATGTAGTTGTAGATTGTAGTATTGTAAAAATGTTAAGAGATAGTCCAACAAAAACAATGACACAAGTATTCAATATGGTACCCCAATATGAAATAGAAGCAGAATTAATAGAAGTACCTGATAAAAAATTGTCAGAGAAAGAAATAAAACCTGAAATTTCCTTTGTGATGACAAGTGTTTTGAAAGGTCTACAGAGAACAAATTATCCTATTTCCTATAAAGAAATTGCAGATGTGCAAGAAGAATACAAACAACTTTTTCCATCTGGCGAAAAAAGTAAAGAACTGAATTTTATAGGACCAAATACAGTTACATTACAAAAGGATAATATTCCAATATTGAATGAAGATGATTTTATGGTAACAGATAAAGCAGATGGAGAGCGTAAACTATTATTTATTTCAAAGTCATCCAAACTATATCTTATTCCAACTTCGGGTAGAATTGAAAATATGAATTGTGTACTACAAAATCAAAAAGGTTTGCCAAGTGGTCCTATGTTATTAGATGGTGAACATGTGTTTAAAGATTCTAAACATAATTTTCACAATACTTTTTATGCATTCGATATGTATTATTTGAATATTGAACCAATGACAGAACAAAATAAAACTAATTTAGGTATTGATACAAATGATATAAGAAAGTATCATTTGCCAATACGTCGTGAGGTATTGATGCGTATTGTAAATACTGTATTTTTAAATGTTAATTTATTAGATCAAAAATATGGAGTACAATATAAACGATTTTTACCCTATTCTGAAGGAAATTGTAGATTATTATACGAAACTCCAACCCCCTATCACAAAGACGGTCTCATTTTAACACCTGTTAAATATGGTGTTGGTCAAAGTAATAAAGATACACCTATTTTGAATCGAAGAACTACGTGGGATTTGAATTTTAAATGGAAACCGCCCGAAGAAAATACAATTGATTTTTATGTAGATATTGATAATACACCTAAAAAAACAATAACAGGTCGTGATTACAAAACAATTACCTTGAAATCATCGTATACTGCATATGCAAACAGACCTGTATCCGATTATACTGTATGTCCATCTGTATCTGTTTATCAGAATTTTGATATTAATTCAAATGGTAAAAAGCGCATACCATTTATAGGAGGTCGGCCCTATGATGTTTCTGCATACATTTGTAATTGTTATACAAATGAAGAAGGAAATATTTGTACAGTTAGTGAAAATCAAGTTGAAGTAATTGAAAATGGATCTATTGTTGAATTTAAATATGATATGGTAAAAGAAAAAGGTTGGAGATGGACACCTATACGGGTTCGTTGGGATAAAACAGATCCGAATGCATATACTACTGCAGTAAAAAATTGGATAAGTATACATAATCCAGTTACCTATGATATGTTAATCAAACCTAAAGATGTAACTGACGATGTGAATGAATCACTTCGTCCAAATCAATTAAATAGTGAATATTATACATTAAAAGAAAAAGAAGATAAACAAAAAAATAAATTAATACGAGATTTTCACAATGATGTGAAACGAATGTTAATTGGTAAAATTGCAGAACAAATCAAAATAAAACATCGACGAAATCCAATGTTAATTGATTTTGCTTCTGGTAAAGGTGGAGATATTCAAAAATGGGATGAAGCAAAATGTGCATTTGTACTTGGTATTGATATTAATAATGACAATTTACATAATGAAACAGATGGTGCATTTCTTCGTGTAGTTCGTCAAAAAATGCAAAAGGCTAAAATTAGACAAGAAGTAACACCTATGATATTTGTAGAAGGAAGTAGTAGTTTAATGATTAAAAATGGCGAAGCTATAAAAACTGATTATGAAAACAAAATAGTACAGTATTTATTTGGAATGGAAACAACATATCCTCCTATGTTGTCAGAACAAACAAAAATACCATATGGGTTATGTAGTAAAGGTTTTGATATCGGAAGTATACAATTTGCTCTACATTATATGTTTGATTCTGAAGAATCTGTAATGAAATTTGTTTATAATTTAATGGATTGTATACAATTGGGTGGATATTTTTGTGCAACTTGTTTCGATGGCGAAAGTATTGTAGAATTATTAAAAAATATTAAAAAGGGCGAATCCATGTCTACTGCACATGATGAACAGGGCACATTTAAATTATCTACTACTGTAGACAAAGCAATCATTCCATTTTCAAATATACAAAAACAGTATGAAAATTCAGAAGTGAATGCACGAGATCCTACTAAATTTATTAATTTATCGATTGGAGTAAAACAAGAAACGTTAAACAAGGATAAATTTCTACAAGAATTTTTAGTTTTTGCCGATTATTTCATACCAGTTATGTCCAAACATGGATTTGAATTGGCAACACATATTAAAGAGTTTCCGGATGGTACTGGTCTATTTAAATCGCTAGATAGTAAATATAAAAATGGTATGGCAGCTGATCCAAATCAAGAAGCAATTTCATATTTAAATCGTTACTATGTTTTTCAAAAACGAAAAAATATACAATTTCGTGCAACCAAAGTCCACGATTTTAAGGTTATTGTAAATTAGTTAAATATGTATTTTGTATAACGTTATGAATTATATATTACCCAAAGTAAATATATCTTATAAGGAAGGAGAAACTCCTTATTTTACTCCATGTAATTCTCTACAACATTATTTAACTACATTTCAAACAAGTGCAGAAGTAGAAGATAAAATTATTACATTAAGTAAATACAAACCTAAATCCGATTCTTTTTTTGTTATGTTAGAATTATTACATACAAATCGTATTCCTGATACTACAGAAATTACTTATGTTGGTAGCAATGCATGTATAGAAGCATTTGATTGGATAAAACAAAATATATCTTTCAAATTACGAGTAAAGTCAACACAATTAATTATAGGAGATATTGATAATTTTAAGGAACAAGTATTATACGTATTGAATCATCAAATTTCAGGAGGGATGTGTTTTCTTCGAATTACAGATACAACCCAGCATTCTACTATACAATTAATCTATTTATTATGTGCTTGTTATGAAAACGTACATATTTGTAAACCTAGAGCAATTAGTAATACTAGTTTAGTAAAATACATTGTATGTACACAATTTAAAAAAATAGTTCAAATTGACAATTATGATAAATTAGTCATACCGTATTATTTTATAACAAAAATAAATGAATTGAACGCAATGTATGGTCAAATACAATTTGAACATTTACAATATAATGACGATTCGAAAGAAAAATGGATTCATTGGTGTACGGAATTTTCTATTCCAATTTAGGAAAAATATAGTCTATAGTTATGGATTACAGAATTGTAGGCACTTTAATCAATATGATTCTTTTTGTTGTTTTTGCTTCTAGTCCTGTATTTAAATACGTTAAGAAAATGGGTATTCGGGATGATGATCAGTCGTTAATTGTTCGTTCATTAATAGTTGGTGTACTAACTTATTTCACTATGACATTATATTAATTTAAATAATTTAAAGAAATAATATTATAATTAATCATGTCCAATTCGGTAAATCGCATCAAGGTAATTTAGCGATAGAAGGTTCAACTCCTTCTTTGGACATCACTCGTGATAGCTCAGTTGGTAGAGCGACGGACTGTAAATCCGTAGGCCAAGGGTTCAAATCCCTTTCATGAGAAGTTTGAAATACAAATCGATAATATAAATAAGTAATATGGATCCAACCATTACTTATTTATTCAATCCAAAGAGAAGTACTACACTGCGTCCTATACAAGAATTTGATGAAAGTTATAAACAACGTATTATAGAGTTAACTACTGCAATGTTTGAAAAAAATAATACAGTTCATATAGATTCATTTCAAACTTATGTATCCGATTGTATTCGGTTTCTAAAAAAACAAGAATTAGAAAAAGAAAAAGAAAAAGAAAAAGAATCAGAAATTGTTCCTATTAATGGAGACCAATTTATTTTTGTTCCTAAAAAAATAGATATTCTCATTAAGAAAAAACAAAAAAATATGTTTTTAATACATGGTAAACCCTGAAGTATGTTCTCCACTTACAAAAAAGAATAAAAGATATTCGTGTTATTCTAGTGCACAACTTACTACATTAAAACGAAAATATAATATGACACGTAGCAAAAAAATAAAAACAAAAAATCCTGTAAAAATTTGGCAGGAATTAGATGAAAATATTCAAAATTGTAAAACAGAATCTTGTTGGGCAAAAGAATTAAACGTACCTGTAAAAGATGTATTTGCCCCCAAATGTCCGGATAGTTGGAAAAACAATAAAAATGAATGGTTATCTAGTACAGATATAACTGCAGTATTACGTCAATATGAAAAAGCTTACCCTGAATTTAAATATATTGGTCCTTCTCCTTCTGATTATTATGTTAAAGAATATGGAAAATGCGTTTGGCCAGAATTGTGTGCATTCAATGTAAATACTACTAAACATAAATATATTGGTATCGTATTTAATTTAGATACACATGATGGAAGTGGCACACATTGGGTTTCTCTTTTTATTCATATGCATAAAAAAACTATCTATTATTTTGATTCTACCGGAGAAAAAATACATGAAAATATTCAACATTTAGTTGATCAAATTCAAGGTCAAAATCCAAAATTTAAATTTGTTGAAAATTATCCTTCTGAACATCAATTTGAAAATACAGAATGTGGTATGTATACATTATTTTTCCTCGTTACTATGTTAACTACTCGTAATTATAATTTATTTAATGGAAAACAACGATTTCCAGATAAAGCCATGGAAAAATTAAGAAAAAAATATTTTAATTCCTAATAAAGATCTAACTTATTATAGTGTATGAATACAAATGAAAATAAACGAATGTTATGGGATCTTGTTTGTGAAATGAATTTATTTAGACCAGGATTGAACAAAGAAGAAATTATGAAAGTATTTGAAGAAAATATTCAAATTGCAGATAAAGTAGATAATACGTTAACTGAAAAAAATAAAGTATTTTTAAGTTTATTTGTTCCTGCAATCAATAGTATGCAAACAATAGATCCTGAATCAAAATCTAGTAGAGAAACATTTTTTGAAGAACGTGTGAATACAATACAACAAACAAAAGATGTGCCTCTTTATAATATTTTTGATCCTGTTGATGTACAACATGAATTAGTATTAATTAAAACCCTACTGCATAAAATTTTAGAAAAATTAAATGAATAATTATTTATCAAATATTTCATATTTCGCTTCAATACACAAATCTTCCCATTCCATACATTTAATACCGTTAACCGATCCTACCCAAACTCCTGCAAATCCACCTTCTTCATACCATTCATTTTTTATCCATGCACTGGGATATTTAGTAACCAAACTTTCTAACCATTTATAATCAGGATTCCATGCTGTGGTTTGTGAAAATTTAATACCTTTTTCTCTTCGTTTCATCATAATAATAGATGGATGGTAACTATTGTTATGTTGTAATTCATTTGATTCTAATTTATTCAATTCTTCAATACTATTACATGTAATTGTAATCGTATTCCAACAATCATTTGGCATTTTAATACTTGTTATTAAATTTTTAAATTATATTTTATAATCAGTTGCCGTTTTGTCACAATTTAAAACACGACATTGTAATGGATTTTTATAATGTTGATACACATCTAATTGATATCCACACAAATCAAACGCAATAGCCAATGAAAAGTCATCTACTGTATTTCTTGTTAGAAAATAGTTATTATACATTGCTCTTTTTATATAATCTTTCGCTTCAAAAATATTTTGAGATATTGTATTACACTGCTTATATAATATGTTAATAAAATGTATTAATGTATACATTTGTTTGATTTTAAAATGTGTAGTTTTCATGGATTTTAATTCTGGATACCATTTCCAATAAGCAGTTGCTATATCAAGTGAAGTAATTCCTGCAAATGATTTAATAACACTGATAACATCATCATTCATTTTATTTACAATTAAATGAAACGATGAACCAGATCAATTTTTAAAAATTGAATTCAATAAGAGTACTATTATTTATAATACAATGAAGTTGGTACCATGGATCTCCCCTACTATATTGTCGGATCAAATGATTCAATTCAATACGAATGCACTAGATTATATAGAAGAAAATAAGATTGTTAAATCGTGGTCATCATTATCCACAAATCCGAATGCAGTAAAGTATCTTTATCAAGACCCAACTTTAATCAAAAAAGGAACTTGGTTTAAAAATAAAAATCCTGCAATTATTCCATTGATAGAAGAGTGTGCTTATATCAATAGTCCATGGGTACAAGAACAATTGTTAGAAAATCCAAATGCACTACATTTGGTAAAATCGCATCACATGAAACACAATTTGTACCATTTATGTAAAAATACAAATCCATTGGCAATCGATCTTATTGATTATTATGTAGATCAACAAGATTCAGTATCTGAAGTTATATGGAATACAATCGGCACAAATCCATCTGCATTATGGTTAATAGAAAAACATTTAGATAAAATGAAATGGAAACCTTTATCTGAAAACCCTGCATCAATACATATATTATTAAAAAATCCTGAAAAAATAGTATGGGATTCATTTTCAAAAAATACACATCCACTTGCTATAGAACATATGAATAAACATTTGGATAAAATCAATTGGCGTTGTTTGAATATGAATCCTGCAGCAATTGACATTTTAAAAGAAAATCAAGATAAAATCGATGGTTATTGGATATCATGTAACCCATCAATTTTTGAATACAATTACACAAAAATGGCTAAAGCACGTTTAGAATATCTACAAGATGAACTTTTATCGGTTGCTTTACACCCATCTAGAATTAGTAAACTTTTGAAACAAGGTTTAACAATGGCTGAGATATAATTGTTATATTAACTACAAAACATAACAATTATTTTTTTCGTGTTTTATTTTTCTTATGTATTCTATGTTTTGATTTTCGAATATGATTGTATTTCCTAAATTCTTTTAGGGCAACAGATGCATTTTTCATTTTATACAAATTCATTATGAATTCTTTATGAATCTTTTTTATATTTTCGTTTCGTTGTAGAATTCCATATAAAATCATTCCTAATGGACACAAATCCAACGAATATTTAACACTTTCAAATGTTTCTTCTAGTGTATATTTATCAAACCATTGTTTATAATGTTCTATGATATTGTTTGCATATTCGCTAGATACTTCAGTATCATACCCGCCAGTTTCCTTATAATATTTTAATAAAGCAACTTTGAATGCAGGATACCAAGCTGTCCCATACAATATTTTAAAATAAATAGGTGATAATCCAAAATATCTATTTTTAATTAAAATTTTATATTCCAATAGCCTGTTATTTTCCCAATCAATTAATTCATATTTATCGCGACATTTCATAATATTATCTAGTTTGATGTCACCATGTGCAACATCCAAATTTTGTATGTCTACTAACGTTGATAAAATATTGTCTACAAATTGCACAAATTCTTGTTCTGTAAATTTATTTACAATTAATTCAGACATGGTTTGCGTGCATTTTATATTTACTATAAAACATCTAGAATTAGATCTATCAAACAAACCTTTATTTTTCATAACAATTTCAAATCCAATCAATGTATTGTTTTTATAAGGAATACCTACAATACCATATTTTTTTACAACTGGTAAAATGTGTTTAAATCCATCAATTTCACGCATCATATATGTTTTTTTAGATTGACCGAATGTACGTGTTGCCAAATTAGGTATAGTAAATTCTTTTACAACATAGTTTTGATTTTTATCCAAATGTATTAATTCATCTATTATTTCAGGACCTTTTTCATATTCTATAATATCCTCTTTTTCCAAAATATATACGTTTACTTTGGTAACATTATCCAATTTTATATGTTCGAGTGATTCCAAATCTTCTGTCAATGTTCCATAATCTATTACCCTCCCTTTCATTCCTTCCCCGTGCACTGCCCCGCCCTCCATACTATAATGATTTATTTTATTATTAAATTTACACACGAATCGTAGAATTATGTAATTGTCTTAATCGCTGAGTTAAACGCCGTTCTTGTTCACGTTGTAATTGTATACGTCTTTCTCTTGCTCTTTGCTCTTGTAAATATTGTTGTATTCGTGTATGTCTTTGTAATTGTTCTCGTGTCAATGGTTGTGTTCGTCTTTGACTTGTTAATGATTGAGCGCGTGTTAATGGTTGTGTTCTTTCATGGATATATTGCCATACACCTCTACTTAAAATGATTGTGCCTAGTATAGCTGAAATTACAGCAATTTGTGTTTTCATACTATTAGTTTCGTTTTTTTCTACGTGTTTTTCTTTTACCGCCTTTTTGTGTAATTTGTTCAATTTCTGCATTAAGATCTGTAACCGATATCCATCCATTTCCTGCTAAAAAACATGCTCCTCCTAATATGGCTATATACATTATACGTTGACCATCATCCATATACATGTTAAATATTTTTATCCATAAATCTGAAAATACGCTGAATATCTAATAGTGTAATATCGGTATGATCTATTTGCTGCATCATACTATTTACATTCTCTATTTTTCTTAATTGCTGCATATAGGAAAACATGTCTTTTTTATCCATATTTAATTCTTTACATATACGCTGAATGAATCCTATGTTGTTATATTCCGTAGAATATTTGGTAAGTACTTTGGTAAAACGTATATCGGAAATTTTGTGATGATTTACATTTTCTTTTTGAAATAAATAATTCGTATAAAATGTTTTTAGAATTGAGCTCATTTCATTAAACATCCATATTTGCTTTTGAAATGTTATTCGGTCAATATAATCTGAAAAACAAATCAACTCTAATATTTGTATGTACAATGGTATAACATTGGTAATATTCATTTTTTCAAATAAATCAATAATATTTTCATGCCATAATAAGCTAACAATGGTTCTGTCTGCATCATTCATTATACAATGATCTTTTAATTTCATAGGTGTATTCATAATTCGTTTTGTAATTTGTTTGGAATCTTCATTAATTGGTTTTGGTTCAAACAAATAAGGCAAATACAAAGGATTAATTTTATTGTTATGCACGATGGTATATAATTGAATAATTTTTTTCAGGTCACGATCTACATATACACTATATTCAGGTTTACCTGGTATTAAATATTGTAATATTTGTTTGATTTGGATAGTAGTTGGCGATTTTAATTCAATCACCGTACAACATTTCATAAGTTCCTTGACTTTTTTATCCATGTAATTATTTCCAATACAAATAATAGGTATATGAGTTGTTCCTTCTAATTTTTGTCTTTTTGTTTTTTTAGGACGAATCAGTTTAATTAATGTATTAATACCACCTTTATCTCCATTATTCATGCATTCAATGTCATCCATTACAATGGCTATTTTTGTTTTCTTTTTTGTAAACAAACTAATCACATTTGTATCCGATGAATGGTATGTACTAATATTGTCAATAATGTCTTTTGTTCGAGAATCGCATGCATCATAATTAATAACATCATAGGTTAATTCTTTTAAAATATCCATAATAAATTTTGTTTTACCAGATCCAGTCGGACCGTGCAGATAAATACACCGTTTTGTAAGTATATTATTTTTATTTTCATCGAAATATTTTAAAAAATCAACAACTTGTTGTTTTATTCCATCTCGATTTAATATTTTCTGGAATATACTTTCCATAGTATCTAATTATGAATAATTCTATATTAATTAACGCACAAATATAAACAACAATTAATTATGTACGTATGAATTGCCCATTTGTATATAAATATATGCCAACATCACTACAAGATTTTGACATGGAAACTACAATGAAATCAATGGTATACGATTTAATACAGTCTAATTTATTAAACATTATCATTATTGGGGGCCACTGCACGGGCAAAACAATTTTAAGTAATATTATTGTGAATGAATATTATAAAAATGAAACTGCAATTCATGATAACATTTTAATTATTA